ATTTTCGATGACGAACAACAAGGAACAATTTTTCCTAAAATAAGTATTGAGTTTGGTGATGCTGCATTAGGAAGAGCTAGACGTTTTGGTGATGATAAGCCAGAGGAAGCAGAGCCGATGCAAGTGCAACGTGCTAGCGCGGCACCACAAGAGAAAGTATTTGATACACCGCCAATAGAAAATATATTCACTGGTGAAGTACAAGAAGCTAATTTAAAATTACCTTTCTTTAAATTATTTACTAAGCCCCCTGTAAACGAAACAGCGCCTATACCTACACCAAAAGAGGCATTAGATAATCCTACAAAAAAACAAAAAGAAAGTTTAGAGCAAGAAAAATTAAATAAAGAGCAAGACTTTTTTGATCCAACTCCTGAAGATAATACAAAAGTAGATTTAGGTAGCTCGACAGATGTAGCTACGACACCAAAAACCAACCAACCACTTACTGGTGTATTTTATTCTGATGCAGAAAAAGTATTACAAAGACCAGACACACCAGTAATATTTCCTAATAAACAAGCACTCATTGATTTCTTTGCAAAAAATAGAATCAAAAAAACAGAGCTAGAAGATTACGGTATAAATAATTTACTAAAAGCTTTTGATGATACAACACCTATTCCAAAAGATGCAGTAATTAGACAAATTAGGTCGGCACCTGTTAGAGGTATGCACGTGCACGGAACTGGTAAAGGATCTGAGATTATTAATCCATCTGGTGAGAAAGTAAACGTAGCATATGAAGGTTACAGAGAAGATGGATTTATACCAGGCACTACATCAGAGCGTGTTTTGTATATACCTATGGATAAATTACCAGGAGACACTGCAGGTCAACCTGTATCAATTTTTGCAGGCGAAACCATAGCAAATCATGGTTTTGGTTTACCAGGCGGAAGTGATAATAACTATGTAGTGGGATGGACAAGACTATCTGAAAGGAGAGCTTTACTACCAACTAAATTAGATGCACCAGCAGGTAAATCTAAAATACCTGGTCTTACTCGTGAAAGAGAACGAGCACAAAGACAGGTTGCTGGTTTATATGCAGAAGCAATAAATAAATTAAATAGAGAGGGTGTAAGAAGGGGTTTGAATCAAGCCGATCTTGACGTCATTAATGAATTATCTTTAGAGCAAATGCTTACTCAATATGGTGATACACTTGGTGAAATAAGCCCTGGTTTATTAGATCAAATAGATGACCTTATTGTAAAAGTAAGAGATCTTGATTCAGAAATAACAAAAGCATCAACGGTAGATGCAAGCAATGTTGTCAAGGTTCAGTTTGCAGATGAGATACAATCTGACATCATGCAAGCGGCGGCTGGTAGAAAACAAAAATTATTAGCTACACTTAGAAAATTACAAGAAGAAGGCAGAGAGTCAACCACCTTACCTGAGTTAAATAGAATAGGTAATGAGGCATTAGCATTCTTTGAACAAAACAAATCAGTATTTAGACCATTAAAAAAATCTCAAACGGAGGTAGATATTTTTGCAGATTCTTTGGCTAAGGTAGATGCTGAAGTTGATGATATTATAAATAGATTTGTAGAGACAAGAGAGATATCAGACGCAGATATAACAAGAGTCAAAAGTTTATTAAATGATCAAATAGACGAAATGATCAACGATTTAATTACGGTCGATCAAAATACTTATCAGGGATTATTTCCTGATCTGCCATTTAAGAAGCGTGAAGAGTGGGCAGATGCCTTAATTAAAAAAGATTTATTTGAATTAGCTTACCGTAAGTTTGTTCTCAAAGATCCTGATGTCCCTGATTATTATGCAGTAACTCCTGACAAATTTGTAATAGATAGATATAGTTTTAAAGGTAATACATCTACATCCGCTGCAGATAGAGCCGCTGATAAGAAAAGACAGATTGATGCTTTTACGGGTAGAGGTGAGTTTGTAGGTTCAGAATACAAAGGCATTGGCATGTCTGAATTTTACGGAGGACCTAATGCAGTAGATGAAAATGGTAAACATTACACATCAACTATTGAAAAAATTTTAAAGACACAGGCAAAGTCTAACAATTCAGAGATGATAGTATTAAATGTGCAAACTAAGTCTGGTGGCTCAGATATTTACAGAATAACAGATCAAAATGGTAACATGGTAGCAACCTTAACTGATGCAAGACAAGTACAAATGATTAGAACACAAAACCCAAATTACAATGTAGAGGCCATAAGAGTGCCTGACATGAAAAACACGACACCATCTTTTGCTATTAAAATTACAGAAGAAATGCTAGAACCATACAAAACTCACAAAGCCAGAGGTGGACTTGTTGAAATGATTGATATATTTGAGGTAGCTTAATGGTCGTAGATAAAAGAATTACAGGAGAACCAACTGGTGTAGAATCAGAATCTATAACAATTGAAACGCCAAACGAGGCTTTAACTGTAGAAAATGTTGAGTTAACAGATGACGGAGGTGCAATTGTTAATCCAATCATGGAAGAGCCAGACAATGAGTTTGATCAAAATTTAGCAGAGCTGTTATCAGATGATGATCTTAGTATGATATCGTCAGATTTAATTGGTGATTACAAAGAGGATAAAGGGTCTAGAGAAGAATGGCATGATGCATATTCTAAAGGTCTCAAACTATTAGGTTTTAATTACGAAGACAGATCACAACCTTTTCAGGGAGCAAGCGGCGTTACACACCCACTATTATCAGAGACAGTAACACAGTTTCAAGCACAAGCTTACAAAGAATTATTACCAGCAAACGGACCTGTAAGAACTCAAATAATTGGATCAAGTGACCAACAAAAAGAAGAACAGGCGCAACGTGTGCAAGAGTTTATGAATTATCAAATCATGCACGTGATGGAGGATTTTGATCCTGATTTAGATCAAATGCTTTTTTACCTACCGCTTTCTGGGTCGTCGTTTAAAAAAATTTATTTTGATTCTACTTTGGATAGAGCGGTATCAAAATTTGTTCCAAGTGAAGATGTTGTTGTGCCATACACTGCAACAGATCTTGCAAGTGCAGAAAGAATTACGCATGTTCTTAGAAGAAATGAAAATGAAATAAGAAAATTACAAGTGCAAGGTTTTTACAGTGATGTTGAAATAAAAGAACAAACAGAACAACCTAACAGTCAAATACAGGAGGCAGTAAATAAATTAGATGGAGTAAAACCTACTGGCAGCGGATATAGTAATGATAATTATACTTTATTAGAAATTCATTGTGAACTTGACTTACCAGGTTTCGAAGATGACGATGGAATAAAATTACCATACATAGTAACAATTGATGAAGGTTCACAAAAAGTTTTATCAATTTATAGAAACTATGATGAAAAAGACACATTAAAGAAAAAGAAGCAATACTTTGTACATTACAAGTTTTTACCAGGTTTAGGGTTTTATGGTTTTGGATTAATACATATGCTTGGTGGTTTATCTAGAACAGCAACTGCAGCTTTAAGACAATTGCTAGATGCAGGAACATTAGCTAATTTGCCAGCAGGATTTAAAGCAAGAGGATTACGAATTCGCGACGATGATAATCCAATACAACCTGGTGAGTTTAGAGATGTTGATGCACCAAGTGGCGACTTACGTGCAGGTCTTATGCCTTTACCATATAAAGGAGCAGACGCTACGTTATTTCAATTGTTAGGGTTTGTAGTTCAAGCTGGTCAAAGATTTGCCACAATTGCTGATCAAAAGATTGGTGATAGTGTTGCAGCTAATGCACCTGTTGGTACCACAATGGCACTTATTGAGCGTGGCTCAAGAGTAATGAGTGCGATACATAAAAGATTACATTATGCACAAAAGATAGAATTTAATTTGTTAGCAAAAGTATTTAAAGAATTTTATTCACCGATGTATCCGTACAGCGTTGGAAAAAATGCAGTTCCAAGTATTAAATCAGGAGACTTTGATGATCGTGTTGATATTATGCCTGTCTCAGATCCAAATATTTTTTCTATGTCACAACGTGTAACTCTTGCACAGACACAGTTACAAATGGCACAATCAGATCCTAACCAACATAATTTATATGAAGCTTACAAAAGAATGTATCAAGCTTTAGGAGTAAAGGATATTGATGCTATATTACCTGTGCCTAAACCAGACGCACCAAAAGATCCTGGTTTAGAAAACTCTGATGCTTTAATGGGTAAGAAGCTAATTGCCTTCAGAGGACAAGCACATCAGCAACATATTGAGGCACACAGAGTATTTATGTCGTCATTATTGGTTAGATCCAACCCACAAGCTAGCACCTTGCTACAAGCACATGTTATGGAACACGTTTCTTTACTAGCTAGAGAGCAAGTTGAGGCACAAATGAACCAAGTGATAGAACAAGAAGCACAAAAATACGGTGGACAAATACCACCAGAGCTACAAATGGAGTTTCAAAAGCAAGTTGAAGTACAAGTTGCAGATCAAGTTAGTAATTTTATTAGTGAAATGTTTGTAGAAGAGCAACAAGCCATGCAACCACAGGGTCAAGACCCACTAATTTCTTTAAAAGAGCAAGAATTACAGCTTAGAGCACAAGATATTCAAAGAAAAGCACAAAATGATAGTCAAAAATTAGAACTTGACGCTGCAAAACTTGAACAACAAGCAAAAATAGCGCAAGATAAAATAGATTCTAACGAAGATATTGCACAATTGCGTGCAAATGTTAACTTAGATAAACAAAAACAATAAAAAATGATAAACGCAGAGCTAAAATTAGCAGAATATTTTGACAAACTTATGCATTTTGCAAAAAATGATAGTAAAACGCCTGAAGATAGTATACTTTTGGCGGGTGCTATGATGGCTGCCTCAAGAGTTATTTTTTATGAACAACTTGATGCAAAAGAAGCTCAAAAATTATTTGATCAGGGTGGTCTTGATCTTATTGAACTTGTAAAACCGACGATACACTAATGAATTTTAAAAAAACAAAAACAGAAGTAGTTAAAACACAAAATCCTTTTCCTAACACTGTCGTTGCATCAGACGCAGCTGTAACTTTTGCACCTTTTGTCTATAAAGATAACAAAGGTCCAGGTCCAAAAGGGCAAACAAGCAAGCAACAAATCAAAAAAGTTGCTTTCAAGGGCGTAAAGTAATAAAACACTTTACAAAAAGGAGGTTTGCATGAACTTACTAAAAGATCTATGGGCACATTTGAAAGAATGGTCTGATTGGAAAATGAAAGATTGGATTAAAGCTGCGATAGTAGCTATAATTGTAATCGTGATTATAGGAGCAATATAGAATTTATGTGGCAATTACTTGCTAAACCTTTACTTGGCGTCGTCGCTGATGGCGTCAAGGGTTTTGTAGAAACAAAGAAAGCAAAACAAGAATTAAAACTTACAACAATTAAAGCAACCCAGAAACTTAAAGAAGACCAGATAGCTGGTAAAGTTGCATGGGAACAAAGTGCCGTTGATCAAATGAAAGGATCGTGGAAAGATGAGGTAGCATTAATTGTCCTACTACTTCCAGCAGTTTTAGTATTCACGCCCTTACAAGAACATGTTCATCAAGGGTTTATTGCACTGCAGGATTTGCCGTCGTATTATCACAACCTACTTTACATTGCAATTTCTGCAAGTTTTGGGATCAAGGCAGGATCTAGTGCGATAGGAATGTTTAAAAAGAAATAATGGTAACTAAATATATAAAATTTAAAGGATCAATAAAACCTAAAGGACTTACTCTGGCTACTGACGCTAAATTAAAACAATTAAAAAATACAGGTTTTAGACAAGGCAAAGATTATGAGGTGGTTTCTAAAAAAATTGCTTTGGGTAAAAGCAAAGGTGGAGCAGTCAAAAAAGTAATCAAAGGACTGAAAAAAGCATCTAAATTACACGCTAAACAAGCAAGGACTTTACAAAAAGTAATAAGAAAAAAATAATGAATTTAGAAAGATTAATGGAGTCAGTAAAGAAACACGAAGGCTATCGTAATAAAGTTTACTTAGATACACTTGGTAAGAGAACTGTAGGCGTAGGACATCTTTGCGTAGAAGATTTTTGGGAAGATGACAAAGAATATGAAGAAAAATTCTTAATGGACATACTACTTGACGATCTACAAAACGCAATAAAAGGAGCTAGAGAGCTCAAAGAAGAACATAGTTGCACAGATATTGATGAAATAGCACAGGAGATACTTGT